TCAGAAATGGGTCGAAAAGTAACTGTAATACCGCCAACAATCAGTCTGCAAACGCACCTGCCGACAACACAGAAAGTAAAGCGAAAAGTTGCCGGATATGCACGTGTTTCTACAGATTTTGAGGAGCAGCTCACTTCATACGAGGCACAGGTGGATTATTATACCAAGTATATTCAAGAGCGTGAGGACTGGGAGTTTGTCAAAGTCTATACCGATGAGGGCATCAGTGCAACCAGCACAGTGCATCGTGATGGATTCAATCAGATGGTGGCAGACGCTCTGGACGGCAAAATCGATTTGATTGTCACCAAGTCAGTCAGCCGGTTTGCACGAAACACCGTAGATTCCTTGACTACGGTGCGAAAACTGAAAGAAAAAGGCGTGGAGGTGTTTTTTGAAAAAGAGGACATTTACACGCTGGATTCCAAAGGTGAACTGTTGATCACCATTATGTCCAGTCTGGCACAGGAGGAGAGCCGTTCTATTTCGGAGAATGTAACTTGGGGGCAGAGAAAGCGTTTTGCCGATGGAAAAGTAAGTCTACCATACAAGCATTTTCTGGGGTATCGAAAAGGAGCAGATGGCTTGCCGGAAATTGTGCCGGAGGAGGCAGAAATCGTTCGCAGTATTTATCGCTGGTTTATGGAGGGCATGACGCCATATAAAATCGCTTGTATTTTGATTGAAAAAGGCATTCCGACACCATCTGGGAAAGAGCAATGGCATCTCAGTACGGTGAAAAGCATTCTGACTAATGAAAAATACAAGGGTTCTGCTCTGCTGCAAAAGAAATTTACTGTGGATTTTCTTACAAAAAAGACCAAAGTGAATGAGGGTGAGGTTCCTCAATATTATGTGGAAGAGAGCCACCCTGCAATTATTTCACCAGAGGAATTTGAATTGGTGCAGGCGGAAATGGCAAGGAGAAAAGAACTGGGAAAACGCTATCACAGCGGCAATATATTCACAGCCAAAATCGTCTGTGGCGAGTGTGGCGGTTTTTACGGTCCTAAGGTTTGGCACTCTAACAGCCGTTACAGACGTGTGATATGGCGATGCAACAAGAAATATACGAATGATTGTTATTGCAAAACACCGCATATTGATGAGGACACGATAAAGCAAGGCTTTTTGAAAGCCTATAATCAACTGCTTACTGATAAATGGAGCGTTTTGAGCCTTTGCGAGATGTTACTGCGTGCTTTTTCAGACTGTTCGGATTTGGATGCGAAAATGCGTGCTCTGGACGATGAGGAAAAGCAGATCACGAAAAACATAAGAGAAATGGTTGTGATCAATAGTCGAACGGTTCAAAAGCAGCCAGAATATACGCTGGAGTATCAATCCTATGAGCGAGAATATGAGGCATTGAAAGCAAAATATCAGAAATTGCAGGCTGAAAAATTAGATCGCATAAATAAAACCACTGTGATCCAAGATTTCATGGAGCAGATAAAAAAGAGAAAAGAGCCGATTAAGGTTTTCAGTTCGGACGTGTGGCTTACTGCGATTGAAACAGTGACCATCTGTGAAAAGGGAGAATTGCAATTTCGGTTTAAAAACGGTACTGAAATAACAGTTTGATTCTGAATCGCAGCATTATTAATTTTTCACATAAAACGAAAAGCAGATTTGTAACATTACACAAATCTGCTTTTTTGTCTTGACTTTGCGAGAAAAATAGTGTAATATAGATTACAAGCAAAACGAATGAATCCGGTGTTCCGGGTTTGTCAAAGGCAGTGGTTACCCACTGCACACCCTTTCGGTACTGGTTGCACACCCCCTGCAAAGGGAGTGCATGATTGTATCAAAGGTTAAGTGTTTTTCCATACTTGCACCTCTATTTTGATACAATTTAGAGGTGCTTTTTTATGCCCAAAAGCCAGCGAAACAGCGTGGATTTCAAAAAGTACTCGTTCTTTGGGACGTGTTCAAAAGCAGAAAAACCGGCTCAGATTTCCCTCTGAATCGGTTTTCTGTTTGCGTAAACGTTTTTTTGTGGGCAAAAATGCACCCAAAATTTTTTGAAATGCACCCGCTTTCAAGACAAAGAGAAACCGGCGTACCTGCGATGATATTCGCAAGATACGCCGGTTTGTTTTAACCTTGGATTTCTGTTCCGTCTAAGAATTGAAAAATCATTTTCCCATCATGGAACACCGTCACTTTTTCTATCGTTGCTCGCCATAGCTCCTCATCAAAGCTGTCCAGCACTTGCGGAACAGCAGAAATGGTTTCCAGGAAGTGATGTAACGTATCCATCCTGTTGATGCGTGCTGCTCTCTCTTGCTGCAGCTTGGTGAACTGCTGTTGTAACTTCTCATATTGCTGCACCAATGCATGATACTTTTGGTCGTACTCCTCCTGATCTTGCTCGGTTTCAGCATTTTGTGCGATATGTTTTTTTGTCACGGCAGCTACCGCATTCATCTCCCGACTGGCTTTTTCAATTCGCAGGTCGAGTAGTGTCGTATTGGAAAGATCATCGATGAGCATTTGGCAAGTTTCTAAAACCAAATCCCTTTGCTGAAAGAAACTCGCAAATGCAGTTAGAAATCGCATTTTGATTTCATCCTCGTACAAATGCGGAGTCGTGCAATTTTGAGAAAATTTCTGATTGCATTGCCAAATAACACGCCGATATTTACTGTTGGAGTGCCAGACCTTTGCTCCAAAGAAGCCGCCACAGTCACCACAGATGATTTTTGCAGAAAAAATATCATTTCCGCTGAATTTACGCCCCAGCTGTTTGCGTTTTGCCATTTCTGCTTGTACCAGTTCAAATTCCTCTGGGGAGATAATGGCAGGATGGCTCTCCTCAATGTAATATTGGGGTACTTCACCCTCATTTACTTTGGTCTTTTTCGTGAGAAAATCCACAGTAAATTTCTTTTGCAGCAGAGCAGAACCTTTGTATTTTTCGTTGGTCAGGATACTCCCAATCGTTCGTATATGCCACTGTTCCTTTCCGGCAGGCGTTGGAATACCACGGTCGGTCAGATTTTTTGCAATTGCATAGTAGGATTTTCCCTCTAAAAACTGCTTGTAGATCTGTCGAACAATCTCTGCCTCATCCGGCACAATTTCCGGCAAGCCATCTGCTCCTTTCCGGTATCCCAGAAATCGTTTGTACGGCAGACTAACCTTTCCATCGGCAAATCGCTTTCGATGTCCCCATGTCACATTCTCCGAAATAGAACGGCTTTCCTCCTGTGCCAAACTGGACATGATGGTGATTAGCAGTTCTCCCTTGGAATCCAATGTGTAGATATTCTCTTTTTCAAAGTAAACTTCTACATTCTTTTCTTTCAATTTTCGTACAGTCGTCAGGGAATCCACCGTATTTCTTGCAAATCGACTAACGCTTTTGGTGATGATCAGATCGATTTTTCCATCCAAAGCATCTGCAATCATTTGATTGAATCCATCTCGGTGAGCCATGCTGGTAGCACTGATGCCCTCGTCCGTGTAGACCTTGACAAACTCCCAGTCCTCACGTTTTTGAATGTATTTTGTGTAATAATCCACCTGTGCCGCATATGAGGTGAGTTGCTCCTCGAAATCTGTGGAAACACGTGCATAGCCGGCAACCTTTCGTTTCACTTTCTGCGTTTTGGGCAGGTGCGTTTGTGGATTGATGGTTGGCGGAATCATGGTAACTTTTCGTTCCATTTTCGA